TACCATGGCGTCACGAGCGGCCATGAACGTGCCGAAGTCCTGGCCAAAGTTGTCCAGCTTCATTTCGTCGTTTAGTAGCTTCATTGCGTCTAGAGTGGCTGCAATCTTGTCACCACTAGAGGCGATGTCGCTATTTACGGCGCGAATCCAGCCGTCACGAATAGCTCCGATGACTTCACCAGTTGCCCTGTTGCCTGCGACAACTGTGGCGTAAATAGCGTTCTGGCGGTGCTTTTCAAGCAGGCGGAACGCTGGGGCTTCTAGCGAGCCATCGGAGGCTTCTGATAGCCAGTACTCGATGTACTGACGAATACGCAAGGAGTTCTCCTCAGGGTTCAGGCTGAACCAGGAGTCGCCCTTACCGTACTTAGCAGTCGAAGACTTGATCGCTTCGGTAACCATGTTGTTGTACATGTGCAGGTAAACAGCTCGGTACTGCTCCTCGGTAAAGAACTCACCAGGCTTTAGGTTGTCCATGTGAGCAACTAGAACGCGAGCACCTTCCATCATCGAGGTGTAGGGCATCGAGTCCACACGCTCAACGAATAGGACGTCGCGAGCCATCTCGGTAGGCATAGCTTCTAGAACGTCAGCATCTGAAAGGAAGATCGGCTTAAAGGCTACTTGCTCAAGACCCTTGATAGGCTCGCTGAATACAGCAAGTTCTTTTGGAGCACGGCTGAGCATCGGTGTGCTAGCTGGGACTACACCTCTAAGCATGTAGTACATGTCACGCAAACGAAGAGCCCTGGTTGTCAGCTGCATGGTTACCAAGTCTTGCTTCGCCATGTCCTCAGGGTGTCTAGCCCTTGCAATCTGGCGAGCCTCAGTAACGATCGGAGCAAACTCTGTGTACTGAGTAAGGATTTCGCGGCTACGCTTGATTCCGATTTCGCCCTTGCTAGCAGCCTTAAACGGAACGATGTCAGTTGTCGTTCCAAGAAGCTTGTTCGGAACTTTTCTAATCGGATCTTGGGTCAAGCGGAAGAATAGGTTTACGCTCTCGCCTAGGGACATAAAGGTAGCGTCGACCAGCGATGGGGTGTCTGCTTCCATGACTGATACAAGGTCCATCATCTGAGCCTGGAGACCCTCAACGATGTTTGCTCGCTCAGCTTCTGGGATGTTGTCGTAAGCTGCCTGGAGTTCCTCAGCGGTCTCTCTGCTGAGTCCCGCCTCGGCGTAAGCATTTTGCATGCGGATGCGCTCAAGTTCGGCTTGCTCGATAAGGTCACCGGAACGCTCAATGTATGCCATCAAGGTACGGCGCTTGGGGATACGACCAGTCTGAATAGCTCGAACCGCACCTTCGATTCCGTAGGATGCCAAAACGTTAGCGACAAGTTCGTCTGAAACCTCTGGAGTACGAGCCTTCCAAGCGTTGATAAGCTCAGGTCCGGTCCTGAACAAGCTCTTACTGCCCTCAGAGCCGAGCTTCGTAAATACGTCGATAAGCTGCTTCCAGCGTCTAGCGTCGGCATCGGTCTCCACAGTCATTGTGCGGATAAGCTCAATGACGCTGTGAGGGTTCTCTCGGACGGCCTTTAGGTCGTTTAGGTCAATATCTAGGTCGATGTTGGCTGGTCTTCTGTAGCCATCCTTGACCAGCTTAGCCTGAACCTTTGCCAAGATCTTATCTAGTTGTCCGCGCTCCCTACGCAGTCCTTCTACATCTCCCTTGCGGGTCTTTCTCTTCAAGGCAGCGTCAGCTCGCTTTGTAAGCACGTCGTAGATGCTGGTCTGCTTGGCAAGCAAAAGCTCTGCCTGGGCGATTGCGTAACCCTTAACGTCTCCAGCCTTCTCGAATAGATCTAGCAGCGCCTGCTCACTTGCAGCGGCGGGCCATACTTCATCCAGGAGTTTCTCGGCACGGATTCTACGCACTTCTGCGATTCCAGCCCTTTGGGCGAGAGGTAGTACTGAGTCAACTCCAGCCTTGACTTTTCCGCCTACTGGGATTCCGTATCTCTCAATGTGCCAGGCAATAGCACCAGTCATCCTGCCATCCGCTGGCCTAGCAGGAAGCCTGTCGTAAACAAGCTGAAGGGCTTTTTCTGCTTTCGCAATCATCTTGTCGGCATTTGCGCCGCCATACTGTCCAGCTAAATTGCGGTAGTTGCTAGGGTCGCTGTTAAGGAAGTCTAGGAACTCACGTGCGGCAACAGCGTCGCCCATTGACTTGTCGCTACGTGCAAGTGCTCGCTCGAAAATCTCATTGAACAGCTTATCCATTTGCTCTTTTGGAATTACAGGTCCTGCTGACTGTCCAAAGAAAGCTGTTCTTGCAGCATCCAGTTCTTGGTCTGACAACTTTTTTTCGCCAGTCTTGGCGTCGTTGATCTTTGTCTGCAGCCAGCCAGTACGAGCATCTACTGGGAACTCGGCAGTCTCTGCCAGGTTTACAGCGGCACTCTCTTTAGCCTTAACCAGAATTTCGGCTACTGCCTTTTTAAACGCAGCGTACTCTTTGGCGGATGGAGCCTTAGAAGTGCCAGTGTTCTTAGTGGCAATAATGGCTTCGAGAAGAGCTGGGGTCAGACCCTGACCGCCCCATTTACCGGAGTAGCTCTTGAAGACCTTTGAGCGTTCGGCAACGCTCAGCCTGTCTTTCCACCTAGGTGGCAGGTTGCGAGCGCCGAGGAAAGTCTCGTCGATGTAGTCGGCAAAACGGCCACCGTCTGGGGAGTTCTTCCTACGGCTTGTTGCGTATGCGATTGACATGAAGTCGGTAACACTACCCACTCCGCGAGTTCTAAACACTTCTGAGAACCCTGGGAAGCCCTGGTTCTCGAGGCTGTCTCTGACTATAGCTATTTGGGTTTGAACATCACGTAGCAGCTCCATGATGAGCTTAGGCTGGCTTGCAGGAATCTTGAGGAAGCGGCCATTCTTGACTATTAGCTTCCTTACCTCGGCAAGTGCCCTCGAGCCTTCACTGGTGTTTACGATTCCCTCTATAGCCCTGTAAGCGGCCTCAAGGTTAAGGTTACCGCTTTCATCGACAGTAAGATTGTCTCTTTGAAATGCGCCTCGCATCTTGCCAATTTCATCCGCGGCTTGCGTTGCGGCAAAACGGTTAAGACCCTTCTTTGTGATTTCTTCTGCGACTCTAAAGTCGGTGCTTCCAATCCTCCGCAAAGTAGAAGATGGACCTTGGGTTGGGATGCTGAATCGAGGGGAAGAAAGAAGCACGCTTGCATTTATGCGCTGCTGTCGAAGTCCTGCTGCCATGTCAAGAAGATCGAGAGCGTCTTGCTCGCTAAGGTTCTTAGCGTTAGGAGCGAACCTGTCGGCCTTCTTGGCTAGAGCGTCAAATTCTTTTTCAGTAAGGCTTAGCTCACGAGGGGCAACCTGCCTCTGCAAATCAAGCAGTCCCAGCTTAGCGTTTTCCACCTTGAGGTTCATGCCATCGAATCGCTTACGCTCAGCCTGGAGCAGAATGATGTGCGCTAGGTCAACTGCCATTGACTCAATGTTCGAGTTAGTGGCAAACCTTCTAACACCTGCTCGCTTGAACAATTCAGCGATTGCTGGGTCGTAAGCATCCCCACCTACTTGGCTAGCAAGCTTGATTACCTCGCTACGAGTTGGACCTTTTCCAGTAGCGGAGGTACGGAAGGTCGCTAGAGTGCGAGGCTCTGCCTCTACAGTGAATGGGTTGTACTCGTTACGAGACAAGCTTTCCAGGAGGGCCGCATCTTGAGTCTGCTTAGTTTCGGCACGGAATGCAGCGTAACGTAGTCGCTCCCCAAATAGGCGATATCCTCCGTCGAGAGCCCTGGCAAGGTCTGCGCCAGAAAGGTTTTCAGCAATCTCCTTGAATCTTGCCTCGTCCCATTCTCCTAGTGGAGCAAGCTTCTTGCGGGCAGCAAGAACGGTTTCGTTAACCTCGTTAACCGTTGCCTGTTCAGCTCTCTTTACAGACCTGCCCTTAGTGGTGGCTGGAGAGACTCTAGTCAAGTCTCCCTTTACCAAGGAAAGAAGCTGCCGCATTTCCTTCGAGGTGGAAGGGTCCTGAGCTTTTAGCTTGCGCTGCTCGCCAGCGTCGTCAACGGTCTTCGCTCCACGTCTAGACTCTCGCCATCCTACAGGGGAGAAGATTGACTTAACAGTCTCAAGAACCGTCTCTGCGTCAGCGTTAGCAACGAAGTCGTCCCAAGTCGATGCGATGTCTCCACCAGTGTCTGAAGCACCAAGCATGGAGTCACCAAGCTGCTGCATTGCCCCCGCATTGTACTTAGGCTCTTCAAACTGCTTAACGAAAGGCTGAGTTTCCTTGAGGCTTCTAGCTACAGTTCGAGCGGCCTCTGCCCTTAGGACTACCTCGATCTTGCTTGGGTCGACTCTCTTAGCGATTTCTGCCAAGCGAGCAACTCTCTCGGGGTTCTTTACAACTGCTTCTTTTGCGAAGCCAACTGCTCTTACGATTGCTTCTGCTAGAGCAGCGCTAGTGTCTTCAGGCTTTACATCTTTTTGAGCCTTAACAGCAGCCGTCTTGCCCTGGTTATTTACCCTTACCTGTTCGCTGATTTCGTCAATCGAGCGGTATAGAGCTTCTACGTCGTTAGGGTCTTCTCCCTTAGCAGCAGTTCGTGCGATAGCGTCTGTAAGTAGATTCTCACCACTCTTCGTAGCTATTCGCTGCTGACGGCGAAGCTTCGCAACGTTAATAGCGTTTTTGTGTGACTCAATGAAGCCTCGGCCAGCTTCTTTAGCAATAAATACAAATGGATTGGTGTCGTAGCCAGTGTAGGCGGCATCGCCACTTGCTTTAGGGATAGTAGGGTAAAGAGGCTGAGGAGCAGTTCCTGCAATCACGGCAGGGTCTCTCAGAGCCTCAGGAAGAGCTCTCTGTCGGGCTCCAGCGGTTGCTTTTCCAATTCCCTGAAAAGTTCCTTTTACAGCACCACCAACACCAAGTGTCATGTAGCTTACTGGGTCCGTTAGCACGTCCCAGCCGAACGAGTATAGGCCAGTCTTGGTGACGGGCATCCCCACGCCCTTTTCGATGCCTAGCCATGGGATGCTGAACGCTGGAGCTGCAGTCGTGAATAGCGCTTCTTGGCTGCTAAGTTCTCCCAGCGCTGGAATGTTCTTTGCGGCGTTAGCGAAGTCTTCGCTTTGGAACAGCTCATATGCTCCTTCTACCGGAGTGGGTCCGCCAAAGAACTTGTTAAGATCTCTACGGCTGCGAGCAGTTGGCTCCATGAAAGAGTAAGCGACACCCTTTGCCAGTCCAGTCAGGCCTCCCCATGTAGCGTTGGCCAGAGCGCCACCGATCTTGGGGAGCTCGTCTGCCCTAATGCCGTCTTCGCTCATGTCGTAAATGGCGTTAGCGTAAGGAAGTGTTCCGGCGGCTAGGTTAGTTACACCTCGACCGATAGATGTAAGCCCACGCATGAAGCCACCGAAGATGTTCATGGAGCCCTGGACTGCATCCTGGAACACGTCGGATGGTTCGCTAGAAGGGGTTGCTCCGTAGGTGATGCCAAGTCGATTGGTTGAGCTTGCCTGCGGAGTCGCACGAGTCACCTTTACAGGGTTGGACTGCAGGTATGAGATTAGTTTACTAATGTCTTGGGCCACTAGATTATTTTACCTCTTTTTGGGGAAGTTAGCCGCCCAACATCCATTGAGGTAGGCCAGTAGATTGCAATACAAAGATTTCCTGCTCAGTAAGTCCAGCGTTGTCGCCTTCCTGGACCTTCTTTATTGCACTCGACTTCAGCGCAGAGTACTCTGAGGCCGTAATGCCAAGTTGAGTCATGACATCTTGAGCCGCCTGCTCACCTTGTGTTAGTTTTGCGGTTTCCGAGCCAAACAACTCTGGGAACTGAGCTTGGGCTCTCTTCAATGTCTGCTCATTCATTGCTCCGGAGAGGATTTTTCCTAGCGGAGTTAGCTTCTGAGTAGGAGTCTTGCCCTTTTCAGCCATAATCTGTGCGTTAACCTGGCCCACTTGTGCGTCAAGCAGCGCCTTCATGTTCATAAGGGTCTGGTTTCTGGTATTTCCAGTGGCCGTAACCATGCGGTTTGTACGTTCCTGAGCAGATCCCTGCTGGCTACGTAGCAAATTCTCGAAACTTGTAGCTCCAGCAGCCACATTTCCCATGCCTGTGTTCAATGCTTCGTCAGAAGCGTAGTTAGTCTGGATAGATTCTGGTGCAAGTCCCAGTTCAGCGGCGACTTTCTGCCTGTTCGCTTGCTGGCGAGCCTGTTCTGCAGCTAGTGCAGCCTGTCTAGCGGTGGCTTGAGCCTGGCTGTCACTGATTGCAGTTCCATAAGAGGACTGTAGCTCCGCCCCCATCTCCTGGATGTCCTGAGATAGCACACCGTAGAGATTCTGAGCGTCGGCACGGTTGGTCTTGTAGTTCTTTTGAGCGGCTAGGCGCTGTGCTTCAAGCTGTCGAATTGCAGCCTGGTTTGGGCCACCGGAAGTTTCGTACATAAGATTCTGTAGAGCCCCTAGCGCACTCGCTTGGTCAGCCTGACGTCCTGCGGTCATACGATTGACGAAAGCTTTAGGATCGACTTTGCTTACATAGTTGTTAATAACTGCATCTAATGCGGGACCCGCGGGGGCTGTCCCCGCAGGGGTGACGGTTGCGCTAGTCCCACCAACTCCATAATTAAATGGGTTCGTTTGCTTTACTCGGCCAGCTCCAGTTACATCGGTAATGTCCACGACTAGCCTCCCTGAGCTGCGGCGAATCTACGGGCTAGGTAGTCTGCCATGATTTTTTCTTTAGTAGTCTTCAAAGCTGCCTCATCGGCAATTCCTTGGTCAGTCAGTTGCTGCAAGAAGTCCTTTACTGCCTGCTGTGCCTGCTCATCTGCGCGAGTCTTGTCAGCCATGGCCTCTGATTCCGCACCCATAAAGCCACCGCTGCGAGACATGCCACGAGCTGCGTAGTCATTAGCGATGCCTTTGTAGTTGGAGATAGCTGCTCTGTCGATCTCCCCTAGAGCATCTTTTAGCTGGCGGTCTGCCTGCTGGCGCTGAAATTCTCTCAGGGCTTTGCCTGCATCGTAAGCGCCTTGCGCTTCCTGAATGTCCAGAGTTTCTTGAATGCCGAGCTGGCTTTCAATACTAGATGGCTTAGTAGCAGTAGTAGACCCAGTAGTAGCAGGCTTAGTAGCAGGCTTAGTAGCAGGCTTAGTAGTAGCAGGCTTAGTAGTAGGCTTAGTAGTAGCAGGCTTAGTGACCTTAAAAGCCGTTTGACCCGATGCTGAACCCCTAGCTGCTTTAGCTGCATCTGCGGCCGTCCCTCCAGCAGATCTAGCTGCTGAAGCAGCACGTGCCGCATTATCTGCTAGACCCATTACTTCTTACCTATCTGACTCTGAGGCTTGGCAAAGCGGCGAGCGCCGTTTCTGCCCTGTACCCATTTTAGCAGAGCTGCGTTCTTTGCACGCTGTTGCGTAGCTCTTTCTTCGTAACCTGCTTTGTCTAACTTCATTCCGGTATTAGGTCCTACGATACCTATGCCGTAACGCTTTGCACCAGCAGCGTATTTGTTAAATCCTGCTCCACCAACGTTGTTCATTATGCTGTCCTCGACATTGCTATTCTGCGACCATTTACTAGGTAAAGTACGATGCCATCAAGACGGCTAGGGGCAGTTGCCGTAGTTCCGTCGTTCTCAAACTTGATGGTGAAATATGCTCGCTTGAATGTCTGCTTACCGCTTACCTTTACAACCTGTGGGTTAGGACTCGAGGTTGGAAGACCACCCACGATGGCAGGTACGGCAGCTCCGAATGGCAGCCAAGCAATCTCATTCTCCTGAGCTTCCTGCCAGGTGTAGTTGTCAAGATCGTTCCAGGTCATCTGTGGATTGTTAATGACGTCGATCGGGCTAATGGAGGCCTCGACCCAGTTAACAGCGACAACCAGAAGCTCCCAGCCGAACATCCTCTTGAACAGCGATGGCTGTCCAAGGTCATAGGTCCTAGTTGTAATAGAACACTTGATTTTCTCTGTGGATGTAGAGGTGAACTCTAGCGCAAGCTTTAGCAGCCCCCGAGTTCCATGGTTCTGTCCAGGAACACCGTAGGCAGTAGGTACTGCAGCAGAGTCAAGAAACGTCCCACGAGGGGCTTCAATAAAGTGAGCAGCCTCAGTAGCTGATTCCCATTCAACCCATAGGTCAGTTTCAGTGTCGTAGCAGTACATGTATCCGTGATGCCATACCAATAGATACTGACCAACTTTGGATACAGCCTGCTTAATACCTGCATAATTGGGCTTGACCTGGAACTCTACCTTGTTGGCTGGGTTGAATGGGTAGAAGTTGTATCCAGCAAGTTGGTACAAAGTTCCAGCGTGGAGGATAGCTAGGTAGTTCTCGCCCTCAACTACGCTACGTGCGCTATCAGCACCGATAGTGTTCGAGAGAACGGTCAAGGTTCCTAGTGATGGCTCAGCTGATGCGCTGAATGAAAGTCGGTAGGTTGAGTTAGAACGGAACAGGAACAACTCGCTGTTGCCCTCAATGATTTTGATTAGCTGGTCACCATCACCCTCATTGATGTCAATCACGTTGGCAACAGGGAACTCATTGATGGAAGTACCTAGAGCAGTGCTAGACAAGTTGCTGTAGCGAAGGGTTGACTTGTTGCCATTCGCACGGCTAGACACGTACAGGCGGCCCTTTGTAAAGTGAATCTGATTTCCATTAGGCATAGCATTAGCGCCGCTGTTCAGGGCGGTCCAGGTGTATGTGCCAGAGATCTTTGACCAGTAGCCACCGCTATTTGTAGAGTTAATCAGGTAAAGTCTGTTTGCGTAAGTAGCCATATCCTCAGCTGGATACTGCCATGCTTCTGTCCAAGTATTAGCAATAAGGTTATAGAGCCAAGTCTTAGCGTTAGTTGCTACAACAAGAAATACAACGGCATCTTCATTGCGGTAGTAGCCCAGTGCTTCTGCAGTAGTAGTGCCAGTCGGGTAACTGCCAACCTTGATAATAGGGTGACGGCTGACGAGTTTTCCGGTACGAGAGATGCCGAGATTTTTAATCTCGGATACTTCGTTCTCCGCAATGAGCGAAGGGTCGATTACGTTGTTGAGACCACCAGAGAAGTCATTTATTACTAGGCCTTCTCTAGACATTATTCATCCTCTGGTAGAACGACCTTGGTTGGGTAGAACTGGACGTCGACGATATCTTCTTGTGCCAGGTGGCGGTTCATTGAGTCTCTGAAGCGAGCATCCTGGTAAGCAGTAGCCTGCCAATTCTCGTCTAGACGGTAAGCCTGTGCCAGTGCGTAGTCAACAATCTGGTTGTAGAACCTGTCCGGAACCTGAAGGTTCTGAATCAGGGAAGTTAGGTTCTGAGGATAAGCGATGTAAAAGAGGTCCATGCCGTCTACAAGAGACTTCTCTGGAGCGGGATAGATGTAAAGGTCGCCGTCCCATTCGTACCAAACCTTAGGCTCTCCCTGAGCATCTAGCTCTGGGTCATCCTGGAGGATGCCCTCTTGGGCGGACTGAAAGCTAATGGCACGAAGTGGCTTACCCTCGACGTGCACACCCTGGATCTGCGACACTGGGCTGTCAGAAGGAATCGGGTAAACGGTCTGTCCCGCTACCAAGTCGTGGCTGGCCTTACCCTTCAGGGCTTTGTGGCTAGACGCAATCTCACGCTGTGCAGCGTTAATCCAGCGAAGCAGGTCAGAAGACTTTAGTTCTACTAGAGCTTCATCACCGAAGATACGCTTGACCTCGGTAGCAACCTCGTCAGCGGTCCTGGTGTAGAAATCTCTAGGCATTTGGGTCGAACAGCAGCTTTCCGTTATGGCGGGCGTAATTCTTGGACAATCCTAGTTTAGCAACATCTTTCGCTAACTCCCTGCGCTCAGCGTCCATTTCTTGTCTTTCCCTAGCCTTCATCATTGCGTGAGCTGCGTTGATTGCCTGCACGTCGTCGATCGACATGCCAGCATTTGTAACGTCAGCCTGGATGATGTCGGCCATAATTCGCTCGTCTAGCTGCCATTCTGCGTAGTTCTTTAGAACGTACTTATCCTTTGCCCCGTGAACTACAACGCTATATGGGCGCTGTCGGTCGAACTGAGGGTGGCCCTCTGTCAGCTTGATGATGTAAATGTTCGGGTCGTAATCCGCTAGAGCTCTTGCTAGACGGTAGGCATTTACAGGTACGTCTCTGAGTCTGTCCAGCTCACTGAGGTCTGGAAGCATGCCTTTTTGTTTGAAGTATTCGATTGCCATTTTCTCTCCTTATGACTAGAGGGGCGCAGGAATAATCCTACGCCCCTCATAGCGGTTTGTCTTAGATACCTGAAGCGATACCGGAGATAACACCGTGGGTGTTACGACGGTAGGTGCTGATCTCAGAGTAGCTACGTAGGTAAGCGATGAACGCGTCACGGCGTGGAACCTGCTTCCACTTCGAGCCATCCTCGTCGATCCACTCCCAGCCGCGGCTGGTGTTTAGGTTGATCTTCTTGGAGTTCACGAACCACATCTTGCCCTTAGGAGCGTCGAAGTCGGCCTTGAATGGTAGGTCACCGAACTCGGTTGCGAAACCAAGTCCACGGTTACCACCCTGTAGGTCAACCTTGTTGACGTAGCGACGCTTCTCTTCGAGAGCCTTCCAGTAACCGTTCCATGAACCGTGGTCGGTCCAGATAACGTCTGGCTTGTCGCCATCCTCAGCAATGTCGGTCACCATAGCAATCATGTCCTCTTCAGTGATCTGCTGAGGAGTTCCTGATACGGAGATGTCAGTGGTGTGAGCGGCCCATGCTGGGGTGTCAGCAGGGTTGATGCCGTGTAGAGAACCAGTAGCGCTGATGATTGCGCCGAAACCAGTCCACTCCTTCTTCCAGTTGTTTACCTGAGAAGAAGAGGTTGAGTTCGAGCGAACAACAGCAGAACCAACAGCAACAGTCGAAGCTAGGTTGCGGTCGAAGGTTACGGTTCTGGTTCCCTTGTTGATGCCAACGATGGTCATGTATCCACCAGTGTGAGCTGGAGTAGGTACTGCATCGCCTAGCTTGTCAGCGTTTAGAACGTCAACGCGCATACCTACGTGTAGGTACTTAACGTCGTCTAGAACTAGAGTTGCCGAAGCCGAGCTCTTTGCGGTTGCGACCTTAGCTAGGGTTCCAGTGCCGTCACCGAATACCTGGCGGTTCTGGTCCTTAGCGATGTCGTCGCGGATGCGCTCGATCTCTTCTGCGGTTACGTCAGCGAAGGTCTGGTAGTTCTGAGATGCCTGCGCCATAACCTGTCCGGTTAGACGTACGGAACCGTAGAACGACTTTAGACCAGTCTGGCCGTCGACGTACTGCTGGTTGCCAGCCTCTGGAAGGTCCTCGTCCTCTCCGCGTGCACCAATACCAGTGTTGCGGCCTACGTGTGCTACGAACTTAACACCGAGACCACCAACCTGAGTAATGTTGCGTGCGGTCGACTTGATACCATCTAGCGCTGGAGTTGCATTGTTAATCTGCTCGTTAATGTCGCCGTAGACATCCTTAAGGATGACGTTAGCAATAGCGAGGTTCTGGCCATCAGCCATTTTACACTCCTAGTGTGATTGGTTAAAAAGGTCTTACTTCGTTCGCCCTAGCCCAAGCAGGCCGTACTCACTACTACTCAACACTTTACCATAAAAGTTTTACGTATTAAGAGTTCTCTTAACGATTTCTTCAATAGCAGCGATACGATCTTCACGGCTGTTTAGCACACGAGCTGGAGCCGCTGGAACCTTGTTAGCGTTACCGCCAGCAATTCTAGGGGCCCTCTTTAGCTGTCCACGCATACGGTCAAGCTCTTCGCTGTACTGCTCAAAGCCTGCGTAGATTAGCTGCTCAAGGGAAGCGTTAGGGTAGTCGTCAGCAAGAAGCATTGCACGACGTACAACAGCTTCCTGGTCGAAGTCGCCGTGCTCGCTAGCAAGAGCTTCAATAGAAGACTCAATCTCGTAACCGAGCTGAACCTGCTCCTCTTGCTCTTCGCGTGACTGAAGGGTTCCCTTCAAAGCGTCAAGCTCAGCCTTCATTGCCTTTAGCTCGGCAGAAGTTGGGTCGTCACCAAATGGGTCGTCCTCGTAATCCTCTGACTCCTCGAGGTTATCTGCAGCCTGCTGAATCATTGCGTTAGCTTGTGCCCAACCGTAGCGCTCAGCTAGCTCGTCGTAGACAGCCTTTGGGTTAGCGGCTACCTGGCGTGCGAGCTCCATGGATGCCTCGATGACTTCTGGGTTTACGCCAGACTCAGCGAACTTGCGGTACGGGCTGAACTTCTCGAACTCGGAGTCAACGCCGGACTGCCACTTGGAAATGACAGGCTCAACCATGCCGTGCAGGGACTTAGGCAATACGCTGTATAGCTCATCCCAAGCTGGGTTACCCTTAGCTTCAGGTTCTTCCTGGTCTACCTCGTCTTGGGCTTGTTCTGCCTCTTCGTACTCAGTTTCGACCTGGTCGTCTTCGTATTCATATTCGTCGGACATAATGCTCCCTTACTGTTGTGGTTGTCCTTGCATTGGAGGCTGTGCTCCGAGTTGCATCTGCTGGATCTGTGCAGCCTGCAAAGCCGCAAGAGCCATTTCGTGCATGTCGATGTGCTTGTTCAGTTCAGCCTTCTGGCTGTTTGATAGCAAGTCGAACGCTGGGCTCTTACGGAAGTTGTCGTGCTCTTCGATGTGAACAGCGTGGTTGTCCCACTTGTTTACAGGAACAACAGCTGGTGGCATTAGCGGCTGACCAGTGTCTTGGTTGATCATGGCTGGGTTACCCTGCTCGACCCCCTGCTGCCACATCTGGTAGTGACGCATTACGTCCATCTCACCTAGTGACTTGAACATAACGTTCTCACGCTGTGCACGTAGCTCGTCAGGTCGAGTACCACGGTTGTCGGTGTAACGGCTAAGGGTTGCGATGTCTAGCAGCTCCAAGCCTTCCTCTGGTGGAATCATGCCTAGTCGCATCATGTCCATAACCAGTGCCTGCTTAGCAGCCTTAGAGGTAGGTAGAGCCGAACCAGCTTCGATTCTGATGTCAGTGCCACGAGCGATGTCTGCGCCACGGAACATCTCGGCAGAGAAGCCGTTGTTGTCACCAGTTACCTTCACAGTACGCTCACCAGTCCAGTACTCAGCAGCAAGGGTTAGCGCCGAACGTGCAACCTGAGATAGGCCCTCTTCAATGGATGCGAAGGTCGGGGCTAGGTAGCTGTCGTCACGCTCTTGTAGGTAAGCAATAGCGGTAGCGGCTTCTACGCCTGGAGGGGTAGAGCCACGGGAAACCTCATGCTGACCAGAGATGTTCTCTAGGTCACTGTCTAGTGCCTGGAGCTCCTCGGATACGTAAGGAGGGAGCTGAGGCATTGGAGCGGAGGCTGGGTACTCGAACCCTGGGCGTACACCGATGTACTGACCTGGAGCGGTCGAGATCTTCGATACAGTCAGGGAGCCCTCGCGGTAGTAAACCTGTGGCTTCGCCATCATGTTCTTAGCCTGGATACGCTGTGAACGGGTGCGGTTAATCTCGCGCTGCAACGGGATGATGTCGTCAATCACGCAAGCTGGGTAGTACTGACCGCTAGGGATGTGGTCGAACTTGATGATTGGGAAATCCTTGTAACCCATTGGGAAGCCATCTAGCGATGCTTCGACAATGATGTCGTCAACGATAGTGATGTAGCCACCCTTTGGAAGAAGCTTCGTAGTACCTGGCTTAACCCATGCTTCGATAACTAGGCTTGCGTCAGGCTTGCTGTTGTTCTCTCGGATGTCCAAAGCTGAGGAGATGTCGGCAATCTCAGTAGCAGCTACGACGGTAGGCTGCTTGTCCTTAGGGATGAGGTCGTCGTAGGTCATCTTTAGCCACTCAATAGGCTTTGTGTACACGTGCAGCACGTATGGCTGCTTGCGGTGGTCCACGATAGATAGGTCCGGAACGAACACGTTGAATGGAGAGACGTGGTCGATGCAGATGTCGCCATCCTGCTCGCTCCAGTCGTCATACTTCTCGGAGTCCCAGTAGACCTTCATGTATCCCAGTCCAAGAACGGAGATGTCTCGTGCTACAAGTCGCATCTCGTGAGCGACGTGTAGGCGGTCATACATGCTGTCCCAGATCTGAGTTGCGGCATTAGCTGCGAACACATCTTCGATGTCGTTAGATGCAGGCAGAGCTACTGCGGAAGGCTTCTGGGAGGTCAGCTTCGCAATCTCAGTACGGACGATGGGACGAATCTTGTTGATGGTGATGCGTGGCAAGTTTTTGTCGCCACGTGGGAGCTGTGACAGGCCGCTCTTGGTTGAGTCCCACGCTACGTACTGCTTACCACGCTCAAAGGACATGTTCATGTACCACTGCCGTACACGCCACTGTTTTGCGTCCTTAGACTTTTGGTACTCGCTCTTTAGGTAGTCGACGAGCTTCTTGCCCTTGTCTGACTTCTGGAGCTTCTTCAACTCCTCATCGGACAGTAGGCCGTTCGCTACATCCTCGACGATAAAGTCTACGGAGTCACTGGACTCCATATTCCTTTCGGATGGCATCGAAATCGTATTCGTCATCATCTACCTCTAGATAGTTCTCAGTTATTAGTACTGCTTGGTCGGGTGCTGCTAGTTGATTTCCGCTTGCTGCCATCACCTGCTGGAACGCTAGCGGATCCTTCACTGCCAGAAGATTCACTGTCTGGCTCAGAAGCGTTGCCGTCTCCAAAGTAGTCGAGATTAGCCCCTGTGTTGCTTTGTTCAGGCTTCTCGTCATTAGCCAAAACGATAGGGGCAGAATCAGTAAGAAGCTCAGCAGTAGCAGCGATTGAAATGTCTCTAATGTCATTTACAAGCCTTTCGGTCACCGCAGGGATGCGGTCTAGTCTCTCTTTTAGCGTGGTGTTCTCAGTGCGTAGCGCATTTGCTACTTCTGGAGTCGCAAAGCCAAGCTGGTCAGCGATTGCGACAAATACGTTGTAGCTCAGGTAGACCATTCCGTAGTAGTCAATCTGAGTGTCTAGGTCAATCAGCAGGTTGTCCGGTTTCCCAGTCACACCCGTGACAACACAACGATTCGGGATGTGTGGAGCCCGCTCGTGTAGTTTGAATTCTCTAGCCATTATTCCCATCCTACGGCATCTTCTGCCGTTGACCTAAACTTCCACCCTGAAAGTCCAGGATCTCTCCTGTTATCGAATTGAGCAATGACAGGCGTATCATCAAAGTCCATAAAACGTTCCTTTAATCCTTTTATTGTATCAGGCGTTAAGTCATCCATGAGTGTAAAGAAGTATCTTGAAGAGTCAAAAGCGTGATTATTTTTCTCTTGAATACCTTCAAGTTTGTTCAGCGTCATCTCTTGCTGACGGTTTGCGCGACGCTTGTACTTCAACTTCGATAGCTCTGAAATCAAGTTAGGGCAGTCATCGGTAATCTGCCAGAACGGTCTCTGAGTGTTCGGGTTCACCTTCATGTACTGCTGCATCTTGTTCAGACCGACACCGATCTGCTTTGGAATGATGTCGATTACAACATTCATGCCATGCAGGTTGAACTCCTGCTGGTAACTGGTTCCCTTGACACCGTTTGTCTGCGCCAAGGCGGGGTCGCCTACGACCAGGTACGGCTCAACGCCGAGGTCTCGGTTCATCTTGTGGAACACTTCGGCGTGCTCAGCGATGGTCATGTGCGACTGGTAGTGCTCAGCGAACGTGACAATCTGACCATCTGGCGCAACTGCGTGCCAGAGGATGGCTGTTGGGTCACGCCAGCCGTAGTCGATGCTGACATAAACCCTGTGCCGTCCAGTTAGCCTGAAGTTCTCTGGCGGAATGGTGTGGCTCAGCTGGTTGAAGTCCTTGAATACTGCGCCACCAACCTGGATGAACTGACCCTTCTCACGAATGGCTCTCTGCTCAGGGGTTAGCGAGCTTAGGTATTCCTCGATCGCACCCTTGTCTAGATACGGGTTGTCGGTCATCTCGACCTCGATAACGCCGAACGACGGGTGGCCTTCCTTGCCTGGCAAGTAGACCTGCTCGTAGATGTACTCCATACCCTCAACTGGAGTAAGAGTCATCCACCAGTCACCGTTCGTGTCAACTAGACGTGCTCGACATTCGTCGTACACTAGCTCTGGCGGCTCCTCGTCGAAGTGGACAAAGTGTCGTGAGGTTCCAGCGAACTTCTGCAGGTCCTGGTCGTAGGACATAAATTCGACGAAGGAGCCGTTCTCAAGTGTGAGAACCCTGCGCTCCTTGCTATAGCTATCGTCCCAAGATCCGTTGATTAGCAGGCTCTTTGGAACCCACTGCTGAAACTGTGGAAGCAAAATCTTGTCGATACCAGAGGCGAAGTCAACGCCAACCACACGCCCTCTGACTGGAGCATCTGGGGTGTCTCGGTGCGGGTGGTCACCCTTTAGGTAACGGATGTCCTCGATAACACCTGCAACAGTCTTCCCAGAACGGTTACCTCCGATATATAGACGGTGCTTGTGCTGGTCTTTCGCAAACTCCTCCTGCTTAGCGTGAGGGCGATACCTATTCAGATTGGGCTGGATGGATGTAAGGCGAAGCTGCTCAGATGCTTTGTACAGCGACTCAATAGCTGAGGCTTTCTTTGCGGGTCTAGCCATGGATGAGCTTTACCAAATCCCTAAGAGGAAGGCGGACAATAGTGCTGTCAGGGCTACTAACACCAAAGCGAAGATTGGATAGGTCGCCCAGGTTGGCGTACGCCCACCATTCACCAGCACGTGGGTAGCCAACACCGCTCCGCTGAGTGACAAGAAAGCCAAAGTTAGCTCCAGCATTTTTCTTTTCTCTTTCCGCTTCGGCGTACCATTTCAGGCACTGCTCGTAGCTGGCCTTTTTAGCCATGTCGCCGCCTTTGAGTTCAAAGACGATAAGTCCGTGGTTCTCGTCTCTTAGCCATACGTCGCCCTGGTCGTCAGATCCAGTGAGCACATTCCTGTGTGCCTCAAGCTCTGTGTAACCAACTGATAGTAAATAGTTTCTTACAGCAGTTTCTGCGCGAGTACCTATGGCCTTAGCCTTACTCATATGTCTCCTTCTGGTAAGGTTATTGTATGCCTATACAACCGATGAAACGTGACCTGTCTCAAGTAGCTGAGCCAGCCGTAACCGATGTAGATAGTGGCATTACTGCTATACATCATACACTAGGCCCTGCTGCTTTCCAGGCAAGCCCAGGTTCGCACCGTCATGACGGCAGCGACTCCCACTTTATTGAGCTGGAAAACCTGAAAGGGTCATCAGTTGACTTTGTTCCAT